CCTTATCTTTGAAGAGTTGTATCTACTAACTGACAAAGATGAATATAAGCTATGACAATAGGTGAATTGTGGGATAAGCTTGCGCAGTACCCGGATGATGTAGAAGTGTACGTTGGCTTTGTCAACGGGCATAGCATCGACCACGAATGGTTTGAAGTAGTGGAAACAACAGACTTTAACGGCAAGACCACAATCAGTTTAATGGTAGACGATATAGCAATAATACACAATTAATACAATGAGTAACTATCAAATGCAAGAGGGTCAGTTCACCCTATTCAAGAACAACAAGACAACCAACAACGCACCTGAATACACAGGTGAAATCATGGTCAATGGAAAGAAGATGCGCCTTGCTGCGTGGGTTAAGGAAGGCAAGAACGGAAAGTTCTTTTCAGGTAAGATGAGTGAGCCACGTGAACAACAACCATCTTCCCAATCTTCCCAATCTTCCCGACCTCAGGAAAACGATGCACAAGGCACGGGCGATTTGCCGTTTTAAAAAAAATATGAATTTGTAATTAAATGAAACAAATATGAATCAAGCAGAATTAACACCAGTAGAACGCCCAGGAAACCACTATTTCCTGCAGGAGTACAAAATTGAAATTGAGTTTTGTTCGCGCGGATGTGTAGTCCGAGTGGGATGCAAGTCAATCCCATTTGAAAGCGTTGAAGAAGCGATGGACAAAATCAACGAGTATGTCAAAAACCCATACGAAATGCAGCAGTATTGGAGAGAACTTCTTGACCCGCCTCATAAGAGCGAGCTCACAAAGACTGCGCGATAAAACATAGGGTGTTGTTACCCTTGCTTACGAGCTAAGATAAAAACACGACAGCTGGAAAGACAGCACGTAACCAGATGGCGAAAGGCACACGCAAGTACTGGATGAGGTATCCGACCCTCACGCATATTAAACAAAAAAGGGCTCCTGGCTGGAGAGCTGGGCTTGTAGGTTCGAATCCTACTCTGGTTGCCAAGTTAACCCACTAAGACAAGAAACGGGTGACAGCTCGGAAAGACGAGCGACATAGTCAGGTGGCGGAATGGTAGACGCTAATATGGTATGTAACTGGATACGAATATACTTTGCCATATTAATACAATCCAGCAGATAGTATCTGAAGTATATGCAGGTTCGAGTCCTGTCCTGACTACAAAGATTATGATTGAATATCTGCCTAAACAAAAGGAAGCACTGCGTGTGCTGGGTAATTCACACCCGGCACGTGTGGTGCTCTTCGGAGGAGCTGCAGGGGGCTCAAAATCTTTCATTGGTTGTGCATGGCAAATAAGCCGAAGGTATAAGTATCCAGGCACGCGAGGTCTGATAGGCCGCAGTAAACTTGACACGCTAAAAAAGACTACGCTAAAGACATTCTTTGAAGTAGCGCACATGTTAGGGTTAGCACCGAACGAGCATTACACAATCAATAATCAAACGCACGTTATAACATTCAGCAATGGAAGCGAAATAATTCTGAAAGACTTGTTTGCTTATCCATCAGATGCGGAGTTTCATTCACTCGGTGGTTTAGAATTAACGGATGCTTATGTAGATGAAGCTGCACAGGTAAGCAAACGTGCAATAGATATACTCCAGTCGCGTATCCGTTTTAAGCTACGTAAATATGATTTACCACCCAAGATGCTGCTCACATGCAATCCGTCTAAAGGATGGCTGTATAATGAGTTCTACGCACCGTTCAAGATGGATGGATTACCTACACACCTTGCATTTATTCCATCACTACCTACCGATAACCCACACCTACCTGATACATACCTGGAAACTTTGGAGCGATTGCCTGAAGTGGATAGGCGAAGGCTGTTGTATGGAGATTGGGAGTATGATGAAAGCATAGACAACTTATACCAGTACGATGATTTGGTACGCTGCTTCCGGGACGAGGAAAGCAAAGGGGATAAGTACATAAGTGCAGATATCGCGCGACTAGGTAAAGACCGCACAGTCATTTGCGTTTGGCATGGTCTGCATCTAATAGAAATACACGAGCTGCGTAAGCAACCAATTACAACTGTTGTTACTACCATACGTCAACTATGCGATAGGCATAGCGTAAGATTAACCAACGTGATCTGTGACGAGGACGGTGTAGGCGGTGGTGTAGTAGATAGCTTAAAGTGTCGCGGCTTTCTTAATGGTGGTAGAGCAAAGCAGCCAGATAAATTTATTAATCAAAAAGCTGAATGCTATTTTAAGTTAGCAGAACTGATAGAGCAAAACAAAGTAGTATTTAAAGTTGACCGCTTTCGGGATGTTATAGTTCAGGAACTGGATATGATACGGAGGCGCACACCCGAAGCCGATGGAAAACTAGCCGTAATAAGCAAAGATGAGATAGCGCGGATGCACGGTAAGTCTCCTGATTACGCAGACGCTATTATGATGCGTATGTACTTTGAATTATTCCCTAATTACGGCTCCTATTCGTGGGCATAAATTTTAACAATTTTTAACATTTGCCCTATTGCGTGTGCAATTATTTGCAGTACATTTGTCCCATCAAACAACAACAAAAACACAAAGACATGACAAACACAGTAAACTTTGAAAGCATCAACAGCGAAATCGTAGCATTGATTAACAACGAAAACTTCCGTAAGACTTGCGCTGAAACAGCCAAGAAAATTGGAATCACTGCACAGGAATGGAACGCAAACAAAGTGAACATTCTTTACATGTGGGCATCACAAGTAGTTTGCAATAAGTAAAACAAAACGAGGGGTGCGGCTCATCAACGCACATTAACTTCTAAAAATCAAAACTATGAAAGCAAACAAAATTATTAAGTACATCGTATGGGGCGCAATCTTTTTTGCAATTCTTAACTATTGTCAAGAGTTAAATGATTGCCTCGCTAAGTATTAATCTATAAAATCAATAATAACATGAACTTTCACAAAGACAATCTAGAAGCACTGCAAAAGTTCCAGCAGATGCTCAATGCAGAACCCGATGAGTTAGGCATCGAATCAACACCCGATAGAAAAGCACGAACCGTAGTTATTAGCCACGTTGAAACAACACTCGATGAGTTATTCTTTGGGCACTGGAGAACTGAGAACTTTAAGTGGGCGGTATTAGCCAACGAAGTACAAGCTTCACTTGACCTTGTAGTTATACATCCTATAAGCGGATACGAACTACGTAGGGTAGGTGCAGCATCGGTTATCATTATGGTTGACCGAGTACCTGATGGGGTTACAGGAACGGAACGCAATAGATGGGCATTAAACCCCGATAATAAAAAAGCGAATGCAATGGACTTAGCCTTTGGTAAACTCAAAGCAGAGTGCCTTAAAAACGCTGCATTGTCATTAGGCAAAGTATTCGGACGTGACCTCAACCGTATCAATAAAGATACCTACAAGCCGTTCAAGTTAAAGGGTTCGCTAGGTAGGGGGCATGAACAGGATGTAGCATACGTGCGCGAACTTATCCAGCAAGCAACTGACTTAAGCCAACTAATCAAAGTACAAAAAGCTTGCAGTCCTGAAGTGTTAGCCGAAGTACACGAGGAGCTTAACTCAAAGATGCTTGAATACGGTATCAATGAATAAATGTTAAAAATGTAGCAGGTAGAAAACTATCTGCTATATTTACACTATCAATTAATAACAATACAATGAACAACACACTATTCAGAGCATCGCAGTTAGGTAAGCTAATGACTGATGCACGAACCAAATCAGGTCTGAGTGAAACCACAAAGAGCGCACTACTTGAAGTCTACATAGCTAACAAGTACAACCGCTACAAAGAGATTAGCAACAAGTATATAGAGAAAGGAATAGCAGTAGAGAATGATGCTATTGATATGTGGCGCAGGTCTCGCAATGAAATCGTATTTAAGAATGAGCAGATGTTTGCTAATGACTTTATCAAAGGCACTCCCGATTTGCTTATTAAAGATGATGAGACAGGTCTAGTGGTGAACGTGCCCGATATTAAAAGCAGTTGGGATATTCATACCTTTATGGATTCAGTAAAGAATGATATTAGCAAAGACTACTACTGGCAAGGTCAAGCATATTGTTGGCTCACAGGCGCACCACGTGCCACGTTCTGCTATGTGTTAGTAAGCGCACCTATCGAAATGATTAATGATGAGAAGTACAGACTATCGCGTAGACTTAATCTTATTGATCCACAGGGTGACCCTGTATTCTTAAAGAAAGCAAAGAGCATAGAGCGCAATATGATTTACGATATGCCACGATTCCTGCGCGAATACCCGGATGCTAACCTTGAAAGCGACCTTAGCGAATGGTGCTATGATATACCAGTTAGCGAACGCATACATGAAAAGGTAGTTGAGTTTGATACGGATGCTATCGCAAAGCTTCAGGAGCGTGTACCAATGTGGCGTGAATACCTTAATACTTTAGCACTATGAGCCTACAAGATATAATTGAAAACCTTTCAAAAAATTATATGCAGGTTAAAATAATCACTG